CGGTTGGTAGCATACTGGGCTAATCTGTCATCTATGTCTGCCATACATATCCTTATGTTTTTGTTTATTATATACATATTTAGAATAGTATGTAGATATAATTAACCCCACCACAATACCTAGTATAAAAGCCTCTTTGTAACACAAGATGTAGTCTAACGTGTACATTTTCGCCTTCTTTTAATGTAATTAATTAATGCTCTACTTTTACTGCTAAACGATTTAAATCGCCTCATGCGACCATCAAAGTTAGGTTTACCAGTAGGCAGTTTATAAGGTCGGTATATCAGCATACTCTTCTTTCATTGCCTCAATTCCTCGCATAAGCAAAACTTCAAAGCCTAGCTGCATCAAGTACATCTTACCTTCTTCGTCTATGTCCAGCTCCGCAATACCGCTACCATCTGGATGGTCTTTTATATCACCTATCAATTCTATTTTCATATCTGTATCCTATGGTTTACAATCTGTCAGTTATGTTGCCGATAAGTAACAGGTTTTAGTTCAAAACTAAACTAAAAGTGTAGACTTACGCATAAAATTAAACTCAAACATCCGCCAAACCGACTTTATTGAACCACTTTGCAATATAGTAGCGATTAAATTGAAGTGCCAAGGTAAGTTGCCTTAACACCACCTGCAAATTGCACCTCTACAGCGCAGTCTTGACCTTTAGTTCCATTGATTAGTTTATAAACTCCATATCCCATAGAAACTACGGCAATAAGTAGCAATGTTGCTACAATTACTACCGCTCTATCACCACTACGGTCACAGTCGCAATTACGTCCTTGCTGGCAATCACTTTTTTTACAAGTCATATTAATCTCCTATATAACGCATTGCGTTAAACGTCATCGTAGTGCAGACCATCGTTCCCATTTTGACCAATGGTATCTACACGGTCTTCATTCCAGTTAAGCTGGCAACCAGTCCATGCACACTCTTTTGTTGAGGCTAAAGTCTTGCCACACACGTTACAGATTGGGTCTTTCTTACGAAAGATACGGTCAAAGCCTTCATCAAACTTTTGCTTTTGTTCTTTGCTGCCAATCTTACTTACTAGGCTATCTCCAGTTACAGGGTTGCTAGACATAGGTAAACTCCATAAATTTATTGGTTTCAAAAGAAGGTCGTGCCATTTAAGTTTCATAACACGACCTATACGCTAGAAGGGTATAGAGTCCTCTAAACCTTCCATTGGATCAGCTTTTGCTGCTGGTTTAGCTGCACCACCTTCTGATTTTCCACCTAGCAAAGTTACATCACTAACACGGCACTCTAGGCTTGATTTCTCTGTGCCATCCTTGCCTTTGTATGGGCGCAAGCTAATCTCGCCTGTAATGCCTATTTGTGTGCCTTTTAAAAGCATTGGCGCAAGTATTTCTGCACGTTTCCCCCATAAGTTGCAGTTTAACCATGTGGTCGTGGCTTTATCACCATAACCGGCAGTCAATGATAGTGAAAAGTTGCAGATTGCATCTTGGTTTGCCGTGTAACTTAATTTTGCGTCTTGTCCTAAGCGACCTGTTGCATTTAGATTGTTCATTTTATTTCCTTTAGTTTAGTTGTTAAATCTGATACTTCTGTTAAAAATAATTTTACTGCATTTTGCACTTCATCTATGTACTCGTAATCTCTTTCAACACGGACTACAAACAATGCTAGGTTATCACCTACTGTTGGGCAGTAGCTAACAAAGTCACACCACTTAGCACCGGTACAAGCCATCTGCCATTGCATCTGCGGTATGTACTTGCTAGGTGCTTTGCCGGATAGTACCGTATCTACATGATTGGCTGCTGTAGGGCATTTAATCTCTACTATACCATCAAGACCTACAAGACCATCTGGACTAGCACCGGACATCGCAATGCTTGGGTGATCAATAAAGCCTACCTCGGTTACCGTAACACCTTGCTTAAACTCGTATGCTGCTCTGGCTAGTGGCTCAAGCTCAATGCCTCGCTCCATGTGTGAGTTAGTAAAGCCTTCCTCACGTTGACCTGTTAGACGTTGACATACAAGCTCCATGCGGTAGTTCTTACGACTAGCAGACTCCCCTGTCTTGATAGTGGCTAACACGTCTGCAACACGACTGGCTGTTACCTTGCCAATGCGTGACTCAAACCATTCAGGTGAACCTTGCATTATCTAATCCTCGGCATTGGTTTTGAAAGTAGCCACTTGTGACCTAAATCTTTTAGAGCTTTTGCTATCTTAGCATCACGGTCTTGCATCTCTTTTTGGCTAGGTGGCTTTAATCCGTATAGTGATTTAATAATCATTCTGCCATCCCTTCAAATAGTGCTTTCATTTCGCTAGCTGCTGCTCTAATTATTGGCAGGTAGCTTGGATTAGATTTAGTTTTCAATGAAGCAGTATTAAATAATGAAGTTAATTCAGCCATTGTTTTAGCTGCACGAATTTTATCAACATAGAACTCTACAGGCTCAAGTTTAACTGGTGCATTTTGTTGATGTATTGCATTGACTACTTCATTTGCAGATGCAAACTCAGTACCGCCAATACCAAACGATGCCAATGCACGACCAATTGCAGACGTTTCACAATTCTCAACGTATGACGTTTTATTGATCTGGCTATTAGCTCTAAACTCTTGAGCATGACCGTTAGCAATTAAACGAGATTCTTCATTTAAGATGCCAGCTTCAACAATACATTCATCAGCATCAATTTTAATGATTGTTGTTTTAATAGTGTACTCCGGATATTTCTCACGGAAACGATTGACACGGCTTGCTACTGTTTCATATTCTTTACCATGTATGCTTACAAATCCTTGTTTTGACATTTTATTCACCCTTAGTTAAAATTTCTAAATATTGTTCATATTCTTTCTTAGCACAATCTCGCAAATGCTCTAGGTACTCTTCTAGATTTATAAAATCTGTATCTTGGCGATTGTCTTCCATGTTAAGCCACCAATAGTAAGTATAAAAAAATTAAGAGGAAGACTACACCAACAAAGCAAATGCCTTCTATCCACGGTGTTAGGTCTGTCTTAGGTTTGTAATTTTTGTAATCAGTCATCTTTATTCTCCTGTTCACGTTTAGCTAATTTAACTTCTAACTTTTCAAACTCTTTACGCATTGCTTGTATTTCTTTTATTATCTGCTCAAGTTTTGGGTCTTTTAGATCGTTAGTGTGCATTACGAGCCTCCCTTGTTTCACGGTCACATTTAGCTTTGAATAAGCAAACAGATGCTTCTATCTCAGCAACTCGTGTGTATACCTTCTCAACCATTTGATATTGGTTAAGTAAGGCGCAAGCTAGTTTGTAGGAATTGTAGGTAGAGTTGACAACTTTACCGTTTTCTAAGATGTCCCATTTTTGTTTTGGGAATTTTGTAGATTTGATTGTGTACATTTTTATCTCCACCGTTTCTATTTAATTGATCGCTTGATTGTTGCGATAAGTAATATTAGTCTATCTAAATTTATAATGCAAGTATTATTTATACATTAAATTCCAACAAATTTACATAGGTCATTTAATTTTTTTCTGTCTTCAAGTATTGCTACTTTGTCTTCTTCCCATTGCAGATCAAACCAAAGCTGTTCTGCTACGTCTGCCGGCAGCTTAATAATTTTGTCATTGTTGCTTAATGTTTCTTCATTCATTTTATTCTCCACAGTTTCTGTTATTTATGTATTTTTACAAGAACAATCATCACTACATTTTTGAATAAATGATGCTTGCAATAAAATATCTTTTACCGTATCTCCAGCAATGGAATGAAGACCATCAACTGAATAACCATCATTTAATAAAACCTCGTAACCTTCACCGCTAACTTTATCAAGCATAAAAGCATAAACATCTTTGTTGCTTTGTATTAAGTTTTTAATTACTTTGCTCATATTTACCTCTACTGTGTCTATTAATTAATCGCATAACTTGCTGCGATGTGTGTATAATATCAACAACAGATAACCATGTCAAGTATTATTTATACATTTATTGAAAATAATTATGAAAATATCAGAACACCAAGAACAGGTCATGCTAATCACATGGTTCAGAATGCAATACAAGCAATACAAGTATCACCTATGGGCAATTCCTAACGGTGGATCACGGCACATAGTCACGGCAGTTAATTTAAAGGCAGAGGGAGTGCTTGCCGGAGTCAGCGATCTATTCTTAATGATTCCTAATAGTAAGTACCACGGAATGTTTATTGAGATGAAGGCAAAGGCTGGCAAAGTGTCAGATAGCCAAAAAGAGTTTATGGCAGCAGCTAGTTCAATGAACTACTTGCCGGTTGTCTGCTATGGTTTTGATGAAGCTAAGACCGCAATCACAAATTACTTGCATGAAATAAAAAATTAGTTTATTGTGATGGTTAGTGGTATCAATAATGGCTTGGACAAGAAGTCGTGATTATTGATGCCTCTGGTATCAGGGTT